CTTCGGGCTATTTTGCCGAGTGCCATACACATCGCGACTTGGTAATCAGTAACCGGCATTTCCAGAGAACTCGACTAGAAGGCAGCAGTTGTAGCCATGTTGTCAGTTGGGTGACCGTAGTCCAGTCCTCGGTCTTGGATAGTTGCTCTTGCTTCGTTGAGATAGTCTCTAGCATTCATCGGCCGACCTGCTCAAGTTGACGAGCGATCTTACGAGCTGCGATACGACCCTTGATCTTGCCATGCTCAAAGCCTTTGCCATAACCAAAGCCAAAGCCAATTAACATGCCTACTGCTATCGATAAAGTAATTGCTATATCTGCGTTCATTTACTGCCCTTCTACTGCGCCCTTCGCAGCTTCTTGGCATAAGTGTTGCATAAATATCTGACTATCTGACGGTGTGTTGATAACGAAACGGTAACAATTCTCCATCGTCCATGGCATCATCGATCGTGCGCCTTATGTCGTTATCTAGATCGTCCATAGCGCTTCCCATGAACTACGAAAGTGCCGTCTTTCTCCAGGTTGATAATACTTATTTGGCTGCCTTTGGCATCTTCTTCAACAATGATAAAGGCCTGTTGCCAGTTCATAGTGCCTTTAGTGTAGGTAGCCTTGCGAACGTCCATAAGATGCCCGCCCTCATAGCCTCGAATAATGCGGTTGATCTTGCCACCGCTTGACTCAGAAAATTGAGAAAACCCTGCTCTGTGCGTGTGACCACAGATGGTCGAAATACCCGCTCTACGGGCGCTCTCAAGGGCTGTAAGACCTGGTGTGGGCTTCACACTACCCTCATCCCCATGCACCGCTATAAGGCGCTTAGCGACCTCGTAGGGCTTCTTGTGATAGGTAATGCCTAACTCGTCTAACTTCATGAACTTCTCGAACTTTAACTCTGGTAAAGACATGAACGCAGGGATCTTATTCATGATTACATTGAACAGGCGGTCTGTGTGGTTAGACCTGATCATGTGTTGCTCTTTGGCATATTCGCCTAAGCGCCAAAGGATCTCAACTGTTAGGTCTCGGTTGTCAGCTAGTGTCTGCTCGTACCAGCCAGGGCGACCTTCTGACCAACGCCCAATTTCTGTGAAGTCTGCCTCGTCTCCCAGGGTGAGAACGCTGTCAGGGCGGTAAGCCTTAATAAAGGAGATTACATTGTTGACGCTTACCGAATCGTGAAGGGGAATTTGAAGGTCAGGAACAACAACTGTTCTGCGCATGGGTTAATCCTCGTCATCATCGTATGGAATGTTATCTATGCGATTGGGTAGGTTAGGGATAATCCAATCAGGGAAGGATTCACGATCTGATAGCAGCCAGAAGGCATGGGTCTCTGTGAACCCTGCTCTGCGTAAAGACTTGTAATACTCGTTCATCGCTATGCAGTAAGCATCTAAGGCGCTGTAAGTATCTAAGTCTATGACTGGTCGCTTCCTTGCCATAGGATAAGTGTTACTTACCTAACAGGTCGATGATTGTATCGACACGCGCTTCTAGTCGAGAAACCTGATCCTTAATGCTAGAGCCGGAATTAGGCTTGAGTTCTGATAGGTAATGCTTAATCATGAACTGGACATAAGCTGCTACGCCGCCAAGAACTGTAATAATCGCAACGGCAATAGCTGCGAAGTCCTGCGCGGTCATTTCTTAGGAGATGCGTAACCGAATACGCCTGCAACGATTGAGCCAAGGATTGAGCGATAGTCCAAAGCGAAGTTAGATGTAGTTCCCCATACTGCTAGGAACGCTCCAAGTGAGACTACTGCTGGATGCTTCATGTTCATTTAGTGCCGCCTATCATTGGGATATTAAAGAACGAACCGTCTGTATCGCCCTTTTTAGTGAAAGAAATATGGCAATGTGCAGTATGCGGAGAGATTCCAGAATACTTTCTCCAGCGCCAGCCCATGCGAGGTGATGCGATTCGGCCATTGAATATGATGTAGGAGATACGCTTGGACTTATCCTTCTTTGCGAATCTTCGAATTTCATCAGCAAGATAAGGCATGAGGTCTGGTTTTGCCTTACCAGATAAATCTCTGTCAACATCAATTGCTCTGACAACATTTCCATAAGCTTTATCTGGATTATGATCCGACTTAGTATTCTGGTGAGCCAGATTGCCAATCCACCCGTCAGAGGTTCTATCTCTGTCTGGGTAACTATCATCAATCTGAAGCCTTAACTGTTGTCCGGCTTTGCATAACTTTGGTGTCATGCCAATAGCGCAGTTACTTCATCTTGAGTTAAGCCGAGTTTAGCCAGAATAGCTACCTTTGCAGCCGCCTTTTCAGCAGCTACAGTTTCCTTAGCAGTCTTTGCTAATGGAATGGCAGCAACGATGTCCTCGTCTGATGGCCTTTCGATATCTGTTGAATCCCACTTAAGAGTTGATAAATCATCCTCGATTAATGAGAATTCAGCATTAGGAGCAATATGGAAGATTGCATCGATAATTTCGTTGGCTGTCATTATGCACCTATTTCCATGAGTGTAATTGTTGAAAGGCCTGTGCTACCAGCCTGGAATCTAATTACTGCGCTGCTTGAGGCAGTAGTTACTTTACCTTGAGTTTTGTAAGTAATAGAAGATGTGGTGGCTGGGCTGTCTAGATAGCACATAGCAATAATTGTGTTTCCATAGACTGAGCTTCCGCTAGTTTCAATAGCATAAGTTTCATAACCGCCACCAGCTTGAACGAATACATCTGTGGCGCCTCTAAGAATTTTAACTGCGTTTGCTCCACCTGGTGCAGCGCGAGACATTTCTGCTTGCTGGTTAATCATTACCAAAATCTTGGATGTGCTTGCAGTTGGGGTAATTGAAAGACTTAAGCCTGTGTCGGTGTAAGTGCTAGATGTAACTGAAACCTGTGTGGAATAGGTAGCCTGAACTACCTGTAGGACTTTACCCCCACCTGCTGGAGCAGCCCATTTAATGCCTGTCGCTTCAGCTGAATCAGCTGTAAGAACATAACCATTAGTGCCTACTGCTAATCGAGCTGGTGTATCCGCTGCTGTTGCAGTAATGAGATCACCTTTAGCATCGACAATAGCGTTCTGAATAGCGTTAGAGTCATCTTGAGCGACCCATGAGAAGCAGCAGTCGAGATGGTGAAGGATGTCCTTGGTGGCACTCCAGTAGACGAGAGCTGTATTCATGGTGCGCGTGTCTGGAAGACCGGAACTTCTAAGGCCGGCAAGCCTTGGGGTCATTGGAAGTGCATGGCTCAGATTCTAGGAGATGCAGAACGTTGCGAGCCTATCTGGTACGAAATCGATAAGCAGACCGGCCAATGGAAGCCTCAGGTGAATCGTGGGTAAATTATATTTCCAGAATCAAGATAACGAGTGGGAGCAATTCCCTACCGATCAAGAACTTTACATGGCTAAACAGTCAGCCCATGACTTACAAGCTTTAGGGTTTGCCATAATCTGCCAGTTATGTAATGAACCCCCAACAGTCTCACAGATTAAACTAAGAGCCTTACAGAACGCATGGAAATGCGATAAGTGCGGCACGTTAAATTCTGCTGGAAAGGCATGACCTAATCCATGTCACAGAGCAGGAAATACCGAGGCTATCGCACCGAGAGAGTAGTCAGCTCCTATCTACAGACTTGGTGGGAGAACGCTAGCGTTGGTAGAGGCGCTGGAAAGGACATTTACGGAGTGCCTTTCGACTGTGAGGTTAAGAGCCGCACAGGATTCCAGCCCTTAGCATGGCTCAAACAGCAAGCCAAGCGCACTCAAGGAAAATCCTTAGGGTTCGTGGTGTTGAGGTGTAATGGTCAAGGAGAAGATGCGGCATCGTATCTAGCCTTTATGCCTTTTGGTGAGTTGGTTGAGTTATTGCTAAAAGCAGGTTACGGCGATATTCAGACAGATACTGATAAACTTGAGCCTGAAAGATGCGCACAATGCGGATCGTGGAAGTTGGTTGATGTGCCATGCAGGACGTGTAAGTAATGCCTATATACGAGTTCCAATGCGATAACGACCTTTGCGAAGCTGATGCTCGCATAGAGAAAGAACTATCCATATCCAAGGTTCAAGACGGCATTGAATGTCCGTTCTGTAATGAGCTTATGAGAAAGGTGTATTCAAGTGTTCCAGTCCATTTCAGAGGTTCAGGGTTCTACAGCACAGATTCAAGGAACTAATCATGGCTAGAAGCTACAGAGATGAATGGAGCGAATGGGGAATTGTTACAGCTCTGCAGACTTTACTCATGTTGCCCTCATCTATAGCCAGCTCAGGCGCTTTGCTAACTGGGATGATGTGGTCGATAGTC